GGATAAATCTCATACCATTTTAGTACATCTATTTTTAAGAGCAGAAAACTTTGAATTCTATGAATGTAAAAAGGAAAAAATTATCATTGGAGTCAACATGTTTCATCTCTTCAAGCTTATCAATTCCATTGACAATGATGATACTTTGACTATGTATATTGAACAGTCGGACTATAATGACGGTATCGTCACGCATCTTTGTCTTCGGTTTGAAAATGGTGACATTAAGCAGTGCAAGACTCAGAAGCTCAAGCTCATTGAACCCGATACAGAAGAGCTAGAAGTCCCGAGCGTTTCTTTTTCATCCGTCATCAATTTACCATCCTCGGACTTCCAAAAGATTGTGCGTGACTTACTGTGCATCTCGGAGAAGATTGAGATTAAATCGGTTGGCAATGAATTGATCTTTCGGTGTAAAGGTACGTTTGCGGTGGCCGAAGTAAGACGAGCTGAATCCGATGGAAGTATGGAATTCATCAAACAAGATTCCAAGAAAATCATTCAAGGAAATTTTAGTTTGAAGAATTTGGGGTATTTCATTAAATGCACCAATTTATGTAGTCAAATTGAAATGTTTTTGGAAAATGATTTACCGTTAGTGGTGAAATATTCAGTAGCGTCGCTTGGTGACATTAAGCTTTGTTTGGCGCCTTTGCCTGACACGTAACCCCCCTACGTCAGAAGGTGCAACCGGTGTATTGATATGTTGATTTTGTGCCATTACGGTAGTTACAATGGCATTTTTCACAGCTTTACGTTTCGTTTTCACAATCAATCCTTTTTGAATGGCTTTTTTTTTAGCAGCGGAAATAGCTCCTGCTAAAAAAGAACGTAAACTTCTCATACTATGAATGCTTTTTAAAAATACAGCCGTTCGGTTTTAAATACGTTATTTTAGAAGCATCTTGATGGGCGCAGGATGACAACCATACTTTCAAGATACAAAAATTCTTTTTTGGTGAAATAGATATGCCAGTAATAGCTTCTTGAATCCCTTTTTCTTTAGATAATGTTTTTCCAACCATACTATAGGAGACGTTTCTCCAACAATCTCCTATAGATTGTGTAATTTTATAAGAAAAGCAACCACCTTGTTTATTGGCAGGATCTTCCCATACGGGTTTCACATTCTCTTTCATGCAAAAAAACATACAAGTAGATAATAAGGAATCAGGTAACGTATGCATAAGGGCTTGTATCTCTTCTACATACGTTACAGTCATGATAGAGATATAACTTTGTATAGACCAATCTGTATCATGTGGTAAATGGGCCCATAGTACCCATTTTTCAGACAAGGGATGCATGTATAGATGTAAGACTCTTATTTTATATCATTTTTCAATTCATTATTTACGTTAATTTCTGTTCCTTTATGAAGTTGTACTTGACTATCTACTATGGTCCATTCTACTTTTCCAACGCTACGGTATAAATAATGTTTACATAACCATTTTACAAACGTATCCCCTAGATGATTCCCCTTGATTAAAAAAGAAGAGGCAGGTAGTACGTAACAGTCATCATCTAATGTAATGGATAACCCCAACACAGAGTAGGGATGTTTGATTTGATAGGAATCACCTGGTTTCAAAAAATGGTACATGCCTTTATGGATATGTAAAATGTAGTCAAACGGTGACGCATCGTACATACTTTTTTGATCTCCCTCTTTGGTGATTTTGTAGTATTGATCTGTATACCACCAATTTTTGATCCATTGCATGATACTATTCGTAGAAATTATTTAAACCGATACATACTAATTATTTCAATGGATAAATGGATAGACTATCTTTCTTATACGGGAGAATTACGTCCAGCCATTCAAGCATTAACCTTTCCACCGTTGGAACAGTTTCAACCCTTGATTTTATACGGACCATCTGGTGTAGGAAAATACACGCAAATGCTTCAGGTAGTGAAACAGTATAGTCCATCTCAATTGAAACATGAAAAGAAACTGTTGATTAACACGTCCTCACCCTTTTACATAAAAATAAGTGATATTCATTATGAAATAGATATGGAATTATTAGGATGTAATTCCAAGTTATTATGGGATGATATATACAATCATATTGTAGAAATTATTCAAAATAAATATACAGAGAAACATGGAATCATTGTTTGTAAAAATGTACACAAAATAAATCATGAATTATTAGAAATTTTTTATAGTTATATGCAAGGGTCTGTGAAATATATTTTTTTAACCGAATCCATTTCTTTTTTACCAGATACTCTCTTGTCTAAATGTAAAGTGTTATCTATTCCGAGACCTTCTTTGGAGTTACATCATGCACTAGGGATTGCCCCTTCGTCTAATCTCAAAGCAGCGTTTCAACATGCTGTAGTGGATAACAGTAAGCCACTCTTTCAAAAAATTCGCAACTCACTCCATACCTGTACCATGTCTGAACTTCGCGAAGATTTGTATTCTATTTTAATATTTGATTTGGGAGTAGAGGCCTTTGTGTATTATTTGCTTACGACGATTCAAGCCACGCCCGAACAACGTTGTGCTATGGTCAAAGAATGTATTTATTTTCTACAATACTTTAACAACAATTATCGTCCGATTTATCATTTAGAAAAATGGATGTACGCAATCCTTTTTATACTTAAAACTTAAATACATGTTGTTTTCTTTGGTATGAGTCATTTTTTATTACCAAGGACTTTATCTAATTCTGTACTAGAAGAGACCACGGAACCCATTACTACCTTGGATGGATACATCAAACCATTAGAATGTGTCCATTCATACTCCATGTCATTGACTGATTTGTTACCCATGTATTCAATACAAAAAGGAAAAACACTTTTTTCAGGAGAGGTGCCGGATGGGTTGTATCCCCTTATCATAGATAATGGCGATACGTGTTCGTTAGAATTATTAAAGTATCAGGAAAGAAATGGGGTCTATCTTTCCAAGATTACGAATACAACAATGGCTACTTCTATTCAATATTTGTACAAATTAGCGTGTTCTTATAAAAAGGTGTATTTATGTAAACCGGATAATGATTGTCCTACTTCTTCTACAAAATATATTATTGCCATACATTTTGTGCAACTTCCAGAAGAAGGAAATTTGAAAATTCCTTATTATTTTAGAATGAAATTAGAAGATATTAATTCTATTTTAGGACAAATACAATTAGAACATTTACGATTCAAAAGAAATTCTTTAGGAAAAAATATAAACCTATCTTATGGATCTTAAAATTGTTAGCGCTTTAATTAGTGCCATTCTCTTTTTACTTCTTGCGTCGGCACCTGCTTTCTCCGTGATTCGTAAGGCAGGCGTCAAGGACCAGGACACCTCCCTTATTGTTCGTTCGGCCCTTGCTGGTTTATTCATGTACATTAGTTTATCCATTGTATAATATGTACGTTTATCTGTTGCAATCCGGTAAAAAAACCTACGTTGGTGCTACCATCAACGTAGATAGGCGTTTGAGACAACATAATCGTGAAATTAAAGGCGGTGCCAAATATACCAGTCGTGATACGTGGACACGGGTTTGTTACGTATCGGGGTTTCCTACATGGCGTGATGCTTTACAATTTGAATGGAAATGGAAACAATTGTCTAGGAAAGTCCCTTCTGGTCAATCTCTACAGAGACGATTAGAGGCATTGAATGTATTGATTGCCTCTGGTAAATCTACGTCTACGTCTACCCCCTTTGATCAATGGAATTTACCTTTATGTATTCATGAAACGTGAATTTTATACCTATAGTATATGAGTTCTTTTTCCATGGACATGGATGAAAGCAATCCACTGATTCGGTTCTTGTTCATTTTATTGGTATTTGTGGCTTGCATTTTCTTTATTCAATTCTTCATCAAAGTTGTACCGTGGCTCTTTTCTACCAATAGTCCTTATTTGATTAAGGGAATGGTTCCAGGTAACACGCCGTTGATTATTTCTCAAGATCCATCTGCTCAAGGTGCCATTCCTATCTCTAGATCCGATAATGAAAGTGGGATTGAATTTTCATGGTCTGTATGGTTAAATATTACGTCTGTGGAGTCTACCAATGATCAATACAAACATATTTTTCATAAAGGAGAACAACACATAGATATAGATTCCGGTATGAATACGCCCAATAATGCACCTGGACTATACATTTCACCCAATACCAATGAATTAATTGTCGTGATGAACACGTTCAATGTCATCAATGAACAAGTAAAAATCCCCAATTTTCCAATGAATAAATGGGTCCATGTCATTATTCGCAATACCAATAATGCGTTAGACATTTACATCAATGGTGCATTGGCCAAAAGACATATTTTAACCAGTGTACCAAAGCAGAATCATGGAGATGTGTACGTATCGTCTAATGGTGGCTTTGCAGGAAACTTGTCTGATTTACGATACTATAATTATGCTCTTCAACCTGGACAAATCGCTACCATTGCGAACAAAGGACCTAACTTGAAGGTAAACAAAAATACTACACTAGGTTCGGTCCCTCCCTACTTGTCATTCCAGTGGTACACAAATGAATAAAATCATCCATGTTTTGATTACCCATGGAAGAGTTACAACTTTGACAGATCGGTTTTAAATTATCCACCGTATTCAATCCACCTCTACTTTTTGCTATAATGTGTCCACAATGAAAGGCCATTTGATAAATCATCGTTACTTTACAAACTGGACATTTGGCTTTCCCTTCTCCCATTCCCATCCAACGATCCCACACGGCCTTTTTTAAAGTATGTGGAATCGTCTTAGAAATGGTCTTTCCTTTTCCATTATACACAGGATCTACTGCATGTAGTAAAAAATCAATAAAGTTACACTCTTTCAAAGGCAAAATACATTGAGACTGAATACATTCTTTTTCTTCTGCATAAGAATGTGTAAAATCAACTTGTTCAATGAATTCACGTTGTTTTTGTTCTATGGATGCAACGAGAGTCGGTAGATCCGTAAATCTCTGAATATATGCGGATAATGCATCCGTAAACCCTTTCAATGTAAAGAGCCGCGACTCTCCCTTTTTCTTAGTGAACGGCTTCTCCTTGTAATGGTCCATGAAATCGTCCACTAACCTCGCCGTGTCTGCACCTAGTGACACGTAGGTGAGATTTTTAAATGAATCATAATTGATTTCACGAAACAAATCACGCATTTCATCATCCGTAGAAATGGCATATAATAAAACTTGAAAGGGATACTCTATTGCACATTGTTTACACATCTCTACGCGGTGTTGACCATCTACTAGATACAAACATTTTTGACCTGTCATTCGTACCGCTACCACAATGGTGTTTTTGAAGTAGCCGAACTCTGGTTTGTCTTGATAGGATCGGATCATTTCTTTGACTTTGGCATCGTCTAAATCGGCCTGATACGGTGGTCTCAACAGAGGTAGGGCGATGACTTGATCTCTCGTAAGCGTGTACTTCATGCACGTTTCACTTTTGAAATCTGGTTTTCCTTTTAAATGAGATGCGACAAACTTGTTCATTTTCTTGAATACACGTGATTCATTTAAATGGTTATGAATTTATTTACGACGGAAGAAAACCATGCAGGCTGACGCAAAATAAGAACACAGGAAACGTCCTCTAATTTCCAGTAAGCGGTTTTAATCCAGCTACGATCATCCATTTTTTCCTTTTCCCACGCAATATACTCTTCTTCGGTACATTGAAAAGGTGCATATTCGTACACGACAGTATCTGTTAAGAACTGTAAATATATACCCTTGGGGTTTCCATCAGCCGTGGTCTGAAATGTTCCATCTGCGCGAAATGCCTCTTCCGACTCGTACTCTACAAATTTTGTTTCTAAAAAGTCACACGCATCTAAATCACACACTTCCATTTGAACTTGACATTGGACCCAATACTCTTCTTTGGGTATACCCGTAATTTCACGGGTAAATGGATTCTTAATTTCCAACATGCGACCATAGAGTGGTCCTGGGCTTACATTGATCCCGTCGGGGGACGCACCCAACATGGTGTACACGTCGTGCGTGATGCAGCCGAACTCTTCCACCACGGTGTTATACTTCCATTGATAGTATTGTACGGAGATGGGTTCATACTTGACACCCCAATGCATAGGTCCTTCCGTGCAAACGTGATCGTGTACGACGACGGGTGCTTCTCTGCGTTTGATCAATTCGCGTTGCTTGGCAGGTGTTCCAAGTGCCTTATAGGCGACACTTGCCGTAAGTAGAGTACGGCGATATTCATACCACTCGGGTGTACGCTGTGCAGGTTGTGGCTTGGAGCGAATCTTGTCTATCTTCTCCGCTACATTTTCCATGGGAGGACATTGATAGCTGGTTCTGCCGCAAGGAAGCATGACCAAGGCATGGAGAAGGACGTCGTCGTCTACGTTATCAAATTGTGATTCCAAGAGGGCTTTTACTTCTTGAATCATCTCTGTGGAAAAAGAATCTTTGTGCATACTGTCAAGGTTGTCTTGACAGTATTCACACATTAAATCAAGTGCTGTTTCTTCCATACAATAGATACTAGATAAAATAGGTTTAAGTATCAATTTTAAGTATGTGGGAACTCGCAAAAGATTTGGTACCCGGTGAAAAGTACAAAATTGTTCATTTTGAAAATTATCAATTTATTTTTCCATGGAATCGTGAGTATCATGGACGCTTTACCCATATAGAATACCGACAACTCTATTTTGATGTCACCTACTGTTACGATTACGTGGTAGAAGAGGAAATACCAGTGAGGCTAAACATGGCCTTTAATCCTTGTATAAAGGTCTACAAAATGGTAAGGACAGGACAAACTAGTATGGAACGCCGTTCTTATGAAATGGTGATGCAATTATTGATTGATGGTATGATTGCACCCTCTTTCTT